AAGTCCAATTTATTGACCTCGATGATGACGGCGTAATTGATGATCCTGATATTTTTGAGCAAATTGTCGGCGAAGAAGATACAACTATTCTTACAAAAGACAAACTAATATTTCAAAAGAAATATACCACAACTGACGGAGTAGAAGACTTTAAGTATTTTGCAAACACAACTGCCGAAATAATAGTAATACAAAACGAAGCAGCTATCGTTCCGTACAGCACACGTTTAGAAGGACAAATTTTTTATCTAATTGACGAAGATATATTTAGAAAGCTTAATAAAGTACTAAACAACACTATAATTAACACTGATTATAAAGCATACTTCGGACGTGCTGATTTAAAGTTCCATTACATCCATGTTGCCGATAGTGGATACAGAATTGACCCAAGTGCAAGTAATATTATTGATACATATATCTTATCTAAGACTTACGATACTCAAGTAAAACAATATATCAGCGGAACAACTTTAATACAACCTAAGCCGCCGAGTAATGATGAATTGTTTAGAAGCTATGGCACAGCAATAAACAAAATAAAAAGTTTAAGTGACGAAGTAATTTATCATCCTGCAAAGTATAAAATCTTATTTGGCGATAAAGCTCCAGGTGATCTGCAAGTTAAGTTTAAGATTGTTAAAAATCCTAGTATGGTTATTAACGATAATGAACTTAAATCAGACATAATTGAAGCTATTAATAAGTTCTTTGATATTGAAAATTGGGACTTCGGAGAGACGTTTTACTTTCAAGAGCTTAGTGCCTATATTATAAATGGGCTGTCTCCTAAACTGGTAAGTATACTAATAGTACCGCGCCAAACTACACAATCGTTTGGTAGCCTATTTGAAATAAAAAGTGAGCCAGATGAAATATTTGCAAGTGCAGCTAAGGTGAGTGATATCGAAACAATTGATCAATTAACAGCAACTAATTTACAAGCTAGTGGAACAATAATTAATACTGTTGCGACTAGTATAACGTCAGGAATATCAAGCAGTGCATCGACACCTGCAACAACCACAACTGCAACAACTGCAACAACTACAACAACTACACCATCAACAGGCGGAGGCTATAGTTACTAATGGCTAAGAATGATCAGAACGAAAGCGCACTACCTGTTCCAGGACAGAATAATAAAATTACTGCAAGTGATTTTTTACCAAAGTTCTTTAGAACACAAGCAAATAAAAAGTTCTTACAAGGAACACTTGACCAACTTATACAACCCGGCGTTGCTGAAAAAGTAAATGGTTATTACGGTAGAAAAACAGCCAAAGCATACAAAACTACAGACAATTATGTCGATGACATAAGTGCTAACCGAACTAACTATCAGTTAGAGCCTGCGACAGTTATCAAAGACAATTATGATAATGTAACTTTTTATAAAGATTATAATGATTACATAGGACAACTTAGTAACTATGGCGCCACTACAGATAATCACAGTCGTTTAAACAGTCAAGAAACTTATGCGTGGAACCCAAATATCGACTGGGATAAGTTTGTAAACTTCCGAGAGTACTACTGGATGCCAAACGGTCCTATTAGTGTTCCTGTAAGAGGACAAAGCAGAGATATTGTTAGTACGTACACTGTTACTACAGAAGACCAAGGCGATAATATTGCTTATGTATTTAATGATGGTCTCGTCCGAAACCCTAGCTTAAAAATATTCCGTGGCCAAACATATCGTTTTGTTATTGATGCTATAAACCATCCAATGGCAATTGCACTTAGTAGAACGTTTACTCCTGGAATAACAGTTGACACTAATGTTAGTACACTGTATAATGACGGTATAACTATCTATGATGAAGAGGGTAATATTACAACCAGTAGTTATATTGAAAAAGGCACAATTGAATTTACTGTTCCTTCCAATGCTCCTGATGTACTGTATTATATCAGTAAAAATTCTGTTGATACGAGTAACTTTATTAAAGTTTACGATATTGAAGAAAATACATTCCTTAATGTCGCTGAAGAAATACTAGGTAAGAAAACTTACAAAAGTGCAAATGGTGTAGAATTATCCAACGGAATGAAAATTAAATTTCAAGGTGATGTATTACCTGCTACGTATGACACCAATGATTGGTATGTAGAAGGTGTTGGTGAAAAAATTAAATTAATTAAAGATCAAGATCTAATTATTCCAGCTGCATACAGCGAAATTAACCGCATAGCATTCGATGCTGATAACTTTGATACATTGCCTTTTAGTGACGCAACAGCATATGCAACTAATAAAGATTATATTGTTGTTAACCGTGCAACTCCAGATAGAAATGCATGGAGTCGGTACAATAGATGGTACCACAAAGATGTAATTTTAAAAAGTTTTGAACTTAATAATTTAGCAGGAGATGTAGATGAAACTTCTCGTGCAAAACGTCCTATTATAGAATTTGAAGCAGGATTAAAGTTACACAATTTTGGCGCATATGCTAAAACTGACGTTGACTTAGTTGACACATTCACGACTGATGTGTTTAGTACTATTGAAGGTGAAATAGGATATAACATTGACGGTATTAATCTTGCTGATAATATGCGTATTTTGTTTACAGCAGACACTGATACATTAGTGAACGGAAAAATATACCAAGTTAAATTTGTTAAAATTGGAAATAGCAGACAAATTAGTTTAATTGAAACTACTGATACATTGCCTATTGATCTTGAAACAGTATTAATTACACAAGGCTTAATAAATGCAGGTAAGAGTTATCACTACCATAATAATAAGTGGGCTACTGCACAAGAAAAGACAACACGTAATCAAGCTCCTACTTTTGAAGTATGCGACAAAAATGGTAACAGTTTCAGCAATGAAACATATTATGGTTCGACTACATTTAAAGGCACTAAGTTATTTTCATACAGTATCGGCGAAGGTATTGTAGATACTGAATTAGGATTTGCATTAGATTATAAGTCTATTAATAATTCAGGCGACATTGTTTTTGATTTTAATTTATTATCTGATACATTTACTTACCAGACAGATACTGATTTGTATACGCAGCATATTAAAAGCGGCTATTTAAAGAAATATAGTTCGCTTACTAAATTTAAGTATGTAAATGGATTTAGTGATATTCCTACTATTAGTAAGCAGTATGTTGTAAGAGAGTATTCTGCAACTAGCACCCAGATTAATAATTTTATAATTGACGTTTACAATAAATCAAGTAGTATTATTGACTTAAAATTAGTTGTAATTGTAAACAATAAATTACAATTAATTAATACTGATTACACAATTGATAAAACTAATAGTAATGCAGTTGTTATCTTTGTAAAAGACTTAGTAGCTACTGATGTTATTAAAATTAAGACAGATAGTAAAACTATTAAAAATTCCAATGGATATTACGAGTTTCCATATAACTTAGAACGTAATCCTTTAAACGATGATGTTAATCAATTTACATTAGGCGAAGTAGTTGACCATGTTGACAGTATGTTAGAAGACATTCCTAACTACACAGGTGTATTTCTTGGATCAAGTAACCTGCGTGATTTAGGTGATTTAGATCGCTACGGTAAACGCTTTGTTAAACATAGCGGCCCAATTAATTTGCCACTGTACCATGTAACTAATAAAGATTATAATATTGTAAAGGCATTAAAATATTCTAGAAAAGAGTATTCAAGATTTAAGAAAGTATTTTTAGACACTGCTGCTACATTAGGTTATGATGGTCCTATAAAAGGACACGTTGATCTTATATTAAAAACTGTTAATAGTGATAAATTAAAGTCGCAGCCTTTTTACTTCTCTGATATGCTTCCAGCTGGAGCAGCTAATAAACTAACATACACTATATTAGATAAGAGAACAACAGAATATCCGATTACCGCCGACTTTAACTTAACAGAGTTAAGTGCAAAAAGTGTAACTGTTTATTTAAACGGCGTACAATTAACGCACATTAAAGATTACAATTTTAATATTGCAGGGTATGTTTCAATTAATGCCGGACAGATAGAAACTGATTTAATTGAAATACACGAATACGATAGTACTGATGGTAGCTTCATTGCTCCTACTCCTAGTAAACTAGGATTGTTTCCTAAGTATTATCCTGAACTAACAATAGACGATACTGTGATTGCAGCAGAGCCAGAAACTACTGGTCCGTTTAAGCTATACGGCGAAGATAGTGCAACTGGTACTAGAGGTTGGTTCTATCCTGTGTACACTACTAAGAGTGCAGCAGGCACCGGCGCATTATCTAAGTCTTATACATTTGCAGGAATGAACAAACTGTTTTATATTCCTGCAACAGGTGCAACACTTGCTGGCATTGATGATATCGAAGTTATTGAATACCCAGTCGGCGTCGCATTTATCAGAGGCCATGACGGTAGCTATATTAAAGCGTATAAAGACTTTAGAGATGAATTATTATTAGAATTAGAAAAGAGAATCTTTAATAACATTAAAGCAGAATATTCAACTGATAGATTAGACGTTAATACATTTGTTGGCGGAGAATTTAGAACGAATGAATTTACTAAAACTGAAATTGACAATGCAATGCTTGGTGATTTTACGCAGTGGCTACAGCAAAACTTAAATAATCAAACTTACACGACTAATACGTTTTATAATAGAGAAAATAATTGGACATTTAACTACCAAGATACTACTTCGCCAGACGGTAACGTAAACTCGGGATACTGGAGAGGCATGTATGTTAGGGCATTTGATACTGATCGCCCGCATAGTCATCCTTGGGAAATGCTTGGTCTAACAACTAAGCCAAGTTGGTGGAATACAGTTTATGGTCCTGCACCTTATACAGGTGATAACTTAGTACTTTGGAGAGACTTAGAAAAGGGACGCATTGCTGATCCTAAAAACACTAGGATTGATCTTAACTATGCACGTACTGGATTAACTAGTTTTATCCCAGTTAACAGCCTCGGCAAATTACTATCACCACTAGATAGCAGATATGCAAAAGACTTCCAAGTGCAAAATGCTACACAAAACTTTAAATTTGGAGATTATGCTCCTGTTGAAAACGCATGGCGGAGAAGTTCTGAATATCCTTTTTCTGTACTAACAGCTATGCTATTAAACAAGCCTGCTAAAACAATGGGATTAGGGTTTGATGTTTCAAGAGTGTCTAAGAATTTAGCAAATCAGTGGGTAAACGTAGATACAAACGCACCTATTGTAATTAAGGATTTAACATTACCAAATACAGTTGAATCACTTGCACGAACTAACACAGCAGGATTAGTAAACTATATTTACAATCTTGTAGCAAGCGATATATTATCAGTTTACGATGGATACAAAACTAACCTTGCAGGAATTACTAATCAACTCGGTATTAAAATTGCAGGTTTTACAAGTAAGGAAAAGTTTAATTTAATACTTGATAGCAGGTCGCCGACACAGTCAATAACACAGGATGGTATATTTGTCCCACAAGAAAACTACCAAGTATTTTTAAATACAAGTAGTCCTATTGAACTAGCAATATACAGTGGTATTATTGTAGAACGTGTTGAACTAGGGTATATAGTAAGAGGATACAACTCAGAAAAACCATACTTTGAATATTATCCTGCACTACATGGATCGTCTACAAGTACTGTAACAGTTGGCGGAATATCTGAAAAAGTAATTGAATGGGATAGTAGTACTGCTTACATCTCCGGCGAAATAATATTAAATAATAATGCATATTATAGAGTTGTTACTTCATTTACTAGTGATAGAACATTTGACACTGATAATATAGTTAAGCTTCCTGCACTTCCTCTTACTGGTGGAAGAACAGCATCATTTAAGAAAAACTTTGATATCAATGCACTTACAAGAATTCAGTATGGTACACGACTTGACACAGTGCAAGAAGTTATTGACTTTATATTAGGTTATAATGTAAGACAAAAAGAAATTGGATTTAATTTTGAAAATGTTATTGCTGGAACTAACGAAGTTGAAAATTGGAATTACGCAGCAAAGCAGTTTTTATTCTGGACAACACAAGGATGGTCCGATAACTCGCTAATTGCATTAAGTCCTGCTGCAAACTTATTAGAATTCCAAAAAGACTATGTTATAGTTGATAATATTAAAGACGAGTTTTATGGATATAGTCTACTTAAAGCAGACGGACTATTCTTAGATTCAGAGTTTACCAGTTTATTAAGAGACCAAAACAGCTTTGGTCTCGAAACAGTTGGTACTGATGAAGGTCTATATCATGTGTCTTTACCGTTAATACAAAAAGAACACGTTGTATTAATAGACAATATTACTGACTTTAACGACACAATTTATAATCCAAGTACAGGTTACAGACAAGAACGAATCCGTGTAAATGGTTACAGATCAGATAACTGGAATGGCGGATTAAATATTCCGGGATTTGTTTATGACGATGCAAGCTTTACAGATTGGGCACAATGGAAAGATTACAAGATTGGTGATATTGTAAAGTACAAGCAGTATTACTATGTTGCAACAGTTAACGCAAATGGCACACAAAACTTTAATTCAGCTAACTGGTATAAGTTAAGCGAAAAACCTGAGTCACAGTTAATGACTAACTTTGATTACAAAATTACACAGTTTACAGACTTTTATGATTTAGATTCAGATAGCTTTGATACTGAGCAGCAAAAAATGGCGCAGCATTTGATAGGTTATCAGAAGCGCCAATATCTTGCTAACATTATTAATGATGATGTAAGTCAGTTTAAATTCTACAGAGGTGCAATTGCAGACAAAGGCACAATGAATGTGTTTACTAAATTGTTTGATGCATTGGGTAATACTGCCGACAATTTGGAATTCTACGAAGAATGGGCAATCCAAGTTGGCCGGTACGGCGCAATTGACGATGTGCAGCAAGTTGGATTTAATTTAATACAAAAAAATATCCAAGAGTCGCCCCAAGCAATTGAGCTTGTAACCACTCTGCCTGAAACTAACTATGATAAGATTTATAGAATTAAACCAAACAACGTATACGATCAGCCTGCAGGGTATACACACGCACCGTTTCCTACTAAATCACTAACTAATGAATTTATTAGAACCTCTGGGTATGCAAATGAAAATGATGTTGACTTTATTGTTGGCTCCTTGCAAGACCTTGCAGACGTTGATACTAATCAAATTAAATTAGGCGATACTATGTGGATAACTGACACGGACAATAAGAGTTGGTCAGTTATGCAACTAACACGAGGACTTGTAAATGCAATTAGCATAGAAACTGATATTTCTAATTTTGCAGCCAACGGATTAAATTTAGTAGAAATAACACTAGATAAATGGGCAGTAAGTTTATTTACAGTTGGTGACTATGTTAGTATCAGAGGAGCGCAACAGTATACTATTAACGGGTTATACGAAATTGATAATATTAATCTTAATAAGATACAACTAAGAGTTCCACTAAACAGCGGCATCCAAGCTGTTACTATTGAAGATAATATAAGTTTTGCAATGTCATTACTAAGAACTATAAGAGTAAGTGATACAGCAGGCATTAATGCAGCAACAAATCAGGATATATACGACAAACAGCGATTGTGGATTGACAATTATAAAGGCGATTGGGGTGTATTAGAAAATAATTCTGTATATTTAAATTCGCAAACAATTACAAATCCGTCAGATTACGACAGCACGGATCAAGGGTTTAGTGACAGTGTTGCCGTAACCGAAAGTAATACTAATGTTTTTGTATCAGCACCAAATGACTTAAACGGAAAAGTTTCAGTATACCGTAGAACACAAGAACAGTCTAATTTAATACTAGATCAAGAAATTATACTAGTCAATGATGACCTTTTTGTTAGTACAAATTCTGCCTTTGGCAAAAGTGTAGCAGTATCGCCAGACGGTGAATATCTTATTGTAGGTATTCCGAAAGCTAGTAATGTTAAAACTAATCTATCTTATAAAACAGATGCAAGTACAGGAGCATCTACGTTTGACTTTCAACCAGATGCATCGTATGTTAAGAATAATATTGTACGGTATCGAGAAAGTTTATGGTCAGCAAATAGAGAAGTGTTACCGCAGATTGCAAATCAGCCATTTAGTACATTTGACACATATGTTAATTTAGCATCCGCAGCAGATGCTGATAGTACAACATTAAATCTTTTAGTTGCAGGTGATCCGGGATTAGCAACTAACACAACAAGTCACATGTTAGTGCGGGCACCAAAAGATATGTATATTGGAACAACAGCCGGTGACACAATTAACTTATTTTGGAACCAGCGTAGTTTTACATTCCCAACATTAGATAACTATATTCCGTTTGAAGGGCTTATTCCAGAAATTACTGGAGCATTTTTAAGTCAAGATCATACTATTGTTGAAAAAATTGATCATGTAATGTTTGTTGAAACTTTTGTATCATTGCCAACAGTAGGCAGTATTGTAACAACTGACACTGGTAGTGCCGAAGTAGCATATGTAGGATCTCGCAGAGACAGTGCAGTTGTTTACCTTAAAAACACAAATGGTGTCTTTCCTATTACAGGTGAAATGTTTATTAATGAATTAGACTTTGTAGGATTTTATTCAGAAGCAGATACATATGCTACAAGTACAGCAATAGGCGGCTTCTGGATGATTAATACAGGATTTACTTATTCAAACAACAGTGTGTATTATGAACAAGGTCGAGGCTTAGTGTATGCTGATGTTAAACTACAAGGCTCAGTAAGAGCTATTAATAACTATTATAATATTCAAAACACAGTTGGCACAATTGGTACATATGTTACTAACAAAAATAATGTAAGCTATATTGAACAATTGTCATATCGAGGTGATCCGTCAGGTGCTGATGCACAAGACGGTGTTGAGAGAGATCTTCCAAGTAATAAATTTATAGTTAGAGTAGGAAAATTATTTAGTGATTATGTAGCGCAAGGTGAAGAACAGCAATTCCGTTTATACAATCTTGACAACAGAATTATTGATGTTGCAAGTGCAGGATTTACATATGATATTTTAAACAAATCACAAACTATTGTTGATCTATGGGACGGCTATATTGACTTTACATTAACAGAATTTGACTTTCAAGGATTTGCATTTGAGCCACAAATTGGAGATGTAATTGAAGATATTCAAATTCCAAGAGATGGTCAGGGCGGTTTAGCACTAACAACTATTAGCACAAGTACTGCTGAAGTTACATTTATAAAACGTAATTTTAACTCTGTAAGAGTTTACTTAAAAGTACTAACAGGTCCTTGGGTAGAACAATCCAACATAGGACGCTTCCAGCTTCGCAGAAAAGCAAATGTTGGTTTACGTGGAGCAGGCGATGCTGATCGTGCAATTGGTACTATAACTAATGTTAATAATAGCATAGTATTAGGAACATCAGAAGTTGGTAAGTTCTTAGTATTTGAACATTCTAGTAACTTTGACATTGTTGCTACTCCAAGGATTATTGATGAAGAATATTGGTTCTTTGATGAAACTACTGAGCAAGGTGTTGCCAGATTGTCTAATCCTCCGTACAGCTTAAACAAAGACTACACTCAAATTTATAATATACCTGCTGTAAAAACAGGAACAACTCCAACATTAGCAAATGAAGGTGCTGTTGCAATATATCGCAGATTGCCAGATGGTACATATAGAATACAACACACACTTATATCAGAATACAGGGCAGCAAACAGAAACTTTGGCTCTCAAGTTGCAATAGTACAAACTAATAATCGTTATACAATGTTAGTTGCTAGTGACAGTATTGTTAGTGCTAACGAAACTGATAGCACAGGTAGAAGAGTACACCCTGGATCAATTGAAGTGTTCCGTCATGGTACAACTGCATCTGATAGTTTCCAAGGCGATTATCAAATAAGAGCATACGCACTTGATGATATTGTAGTATTCAAAGATGATTATTATATTTGTCGTAAGGCAACAACAGCTTTGCAAAATGTTATTGTTGATCCAATTTACTGGGACAAAGTTAGCTGGCAGCATGGTAAAGATGCAAACTATCGTGGCACATTTGATAATACATATTCTTATGCAAAAGGAAATATTGTTGTACAAGATAATGCGTTATGGAAAGCAGCAACTAACATATCAGTAAGTGCAGCTATACCAAGTTCAACAAACAATTCTTGGACAAGCATTACTACAGATGTTGATTACTTAGGATACTTGCCAAACTTAACTGCAAACGCATTTTATAATGAATCAGTATTTGATCCTATTGAAAACATATTAGAGTTCAGTAAGAGTTTTGATATTAGTGACGATGCACAGGTTTTAGTTGTAACAAGTTTACAGCAGACTAGAACAGACAGTACAACAAACACAAAAATTGCAATTTATCGTGCAGTTGGTGAAAAATTCCAATTGGATCAAACAATCAATGCCCCTGATAATGTTACAGGTTGGGCAGATAACGTTTCATTAAATCCTGCAGGAACACAACTTGCTATAAGTTCAATGTTAAATGATACTGGTAAAGTTAATCAAGGCGTTGTTTATGTGTATACACAATCTGCAGGAACATTTAGTTTAACACAAACACTTACTCCTCCAAACAATGAAGAAAGTGAAGGCTTTGGCTTTGGACTATCATATGGCGCAGATAACTTAGTAGTGTCTAGCTTAAATGGTGATCAAACAATTCCAACAACGTTTGATGTTAAATTGTTTACAGATACTGAAGATACTGCAACTACCTTTGATTTTGAATTTACAAACTTTAGAAATATTAAACTTGACAAAGGTTCAGTATATGTTTACGAAAATATTAATAGTAACTTAATATATTCAGAGCAATTTATATATCCACTAACACAAACTACGTTTGGCGAAAACATTTATACTAACGGTAACCATGTGTATGTAGGACTTCCAGATCAGCTTGCTGGTGAAACAGATAATTTACCGGGCAACAAAGGCCAATTACTTGACTTTAGAAAAAATGCAACTACATTTGCATGGAGTGTAATTAACGAAGGTGTTACACCAGTAGACGTAGATAACATTAGGGGTATGTTCTTATACAACAAGCGCGAAAACCGTATTGTAAGTTATATTGATTATATTGATCCAGTGCAAGGTAAGATTGCTGGACCAGCTGACCAAGAAATTACATTTAAAACTCCATCAGATCCAGCAGTATATAATACAGGTAACAGTGCAGACAGCAATGTTGATGCTAATAGAGCATGGTGTGAAACACATGTTGGCCAAGTATGGTGGAATATTAGTACTGCTAAATTTACACATGCATATCAAGGCTCAACAACGTTCCAAAAAACTAATTGGAATAAACTTACTCCGGATGCAAGAATTGATATATTTGAATGGGTAGAAAGTAATGTTATTCCAAGTATTTGGGATAGTGTTGCTGACACACCTAATGGTACACCGGCTGGCATTAGCGGAACAAGCTTATTTGGTGACACTAGATATTCAACAAAAATAAATTATAATGAAACTAGTAAAACATTTAGCAACACATATTACTTTTGGGTAGTTAATAAAGTTACTGTTCCTGTAGTAGAAAACAGAAAATTAAGCATTATTGATATTGCAGCACTTATTGAAAATCCAAGAACACAAGGTTATCCGTTTATAAGCTTACTTTCAGATAGTAAGTTTATACTTAACAACTTTGATTCATTTATTAACAGCGATGATTTAGTGTTGAATATTAAATATTCAACTGGTGCTAAGAAAACACAGAACGTACACAGTCAGTACAAACTAATATCAGATGGATTAGATGTAAGTAAGCCTGATCCAGATATTGAACGTAAATGGTTTGATAGTTTAATTGGGTTTGACAGCAATAATAGAATTGTTCCAGACCCAACTATATCCGTTAAAAATCGTTATGGTGTACAAAATCGTCCAAGACAAAGTATGTTTGTTAATAGATTTGAAGCACTAAAACAAACTATTGAAAGAATAAATTTAAAGTTAGCTGAAAATCTTGTAGTTGACGAATATGATATTGCAAAATTGTCAACTAAAGATATTGCTCCTAGTTTAATTTCAAAGCAGTATGATTTAAAAATTGATACACTAGCAGATCTTACATATGTAAGCACAAATAAAATTACTCCTGCTGTGCTAACACCTATTATTACTAACGGCAGAATATCAAGAATTAATATTACTGATTCAGGCAGAGGTTATAAAGTAGCACCTAGTTTTACTATAAACGGCGAAGGTGCAAATGCTGAATTTTCTACTACTATTAATGCTTTAGGACAAATTGAATCAATTACAATTACTAGTGCAGGCAGCGGATATGACCAAACTACTACTATCACAGTTAGACCGTTTACTGTATTAGTTGTTGCAGACGAAAATGTTCAAAACAAATGGGCATTATACTCATGGAGTGGAACTGCTTGGTATAGAAGAAAACTACAAAGTTATAATGTAGACGTTTATTGGGATTATGTTGATTGGTATGCCCCTGGCTACAATCAGTTTTCAAATATTAACGACACAATCAAAGGTTCATATCAGTTGCCAAGCTTAGATAACACTATTGGTAACATTGTAAAGATTGAAACCGTTGGATCAGGCGGTTGGTTATTACTACATAAAATTGACGATCAGGATACTGAAGATTATACAATTAACTATAATACTATTGGTAGACAGAATGGCACAGTTCAATTTAAAGATACTTTGTACGATTATGGTAAAAACACTGTAGGCTTTGATAACCGTAGTTTCGACAGTAATTTTTATGATAATAATCCTAGTGTTGAATTGAGAATTATACTTGAAGCTATTAGGGATAATATTTTTGTAGGCAAGTTAGAAGTTGAATACAATCAGTTGTTTATGGCTGCATTACGATATGTAATGACAGAACAACAGTCAGTGGATTGGATGTTTAAAACTAGTTTTGTAAAAGCAAAGCACAATAGAGAAACATTAAACATACAAGACATAACATTTAATAATGATAATTTAGCAAGTTACCAAGAGTTTGTTGAAGAATTTAAACCTTATTCAACAAAAATAAGAGAATTTGTTAGTGAATACAATGCAATTGATCCTACAAATAGTAGTATTAGTGACTTTGATTTATCCCCAGCATATAATACTCTTACTAACACAATTGACCCAAGTACTGCAACTATTGTTGATGGCGTAATTAAAACTGAAAACTTAGATACTGCAAAATATCCTAGAAAAAATTGGAAAGATAACTTAGGTTTTCAAATTACTGAAGTTAAACTAGGTGGCAGCGGCACTGGATTTACATTTGAACCCACTGTTAAATTAATAGGTGGCGGCGGCACTGGCGCAACAGCAAAAGCATACTTAGGATATGGTAAAATTACTAAGATTAAAGTTACCAATCCAGGAACTGGTTACACTAGTTCTCCAACAGTTGTTATATCAGGCTCACAATTAGAGACCGGAACTGTAGCAACTGCTACTGCGGTATTAGGCAATGGAGTTGTAAGAAGTCCAAGCGTTAAAATTAAGTTCGACAGAAACAGCGGCAAGTTTACATTTAGCACATTAGCTAAGTCTGAAACATTTGCAGGAACAGGGTTTGAAACAAGATTCTTCCTAGCATGGCCAATGGACCGGGCTATGAAAAAAGTTAGCGTATATGTAGATAGTGTATTACAGTTACGTAGCAAGTATACTTTTACTAACATTGTAAATTTTGATAAAACATATACTAGGGAGCAAGGAAAAGTTATATTTGCAACTCCTCCTAAAGTAAATGCAGTTATAAGAGTAGACTATAATATTCCATTAAGTATGTTAGGAGCAGAAGATAGAGTTAATCTTGCATACAATCCAATTGCAGGAATGTACGGTAAAGACTTAGCACAGCTAATGACAGGTATCGATTACGGTGGAGTTGAAATACGTAGCTTTGATTTTGCAGGTCCTGCAGGATTTGACACAGACGGCTGGTATACAGATGCATGGGACGAATTTGATAGCACGTTTGAAGATGAAATTTTTACATTAGATGGATCAACAATAGCACTTCCATTATTAACTCCATTAGAGAATGGTGTTGTATATAATGTTTATTATAAAGACACTGGAGTTAATGCAAATCCAGTAAGAATTGACGCAGGCGATTATATAGCAGGCACTCCAGGAAGCTCTGCAACAAATGCTAATGCAACTATGTTGAGTATTACTGGTGACGGTACAACTAATATTATATATACAGATGACTTTAATCTAACAGCAAAAACAATGTCCGATGGTGATACAATCATTATTAGAAAAGCAACTAGCGATGGCGCAGCAACTCCTGATACTAACAGTTACGATACTGCACTTAGTGGCGGAGATCTAGCGTATGCAACTGCTAAGGGTCTTGCAGCAGAAGAAATTATTGTAGACGGTGACGGATTTGTTACTCCTACTACTTCAAGCGGTCCTGAAGAATTGATTCCAGGACAAGTACTTGACACATTAGATATTAAAGTATTTACGAGAGATAGTGCAGGCCAAGGTGTTATTAACAGTCAAAGCTATATTATGGATAGCACATTAACTTATAACTTAGGTGTTACTCCAAATAGTAGTGACGCAGTTATTATAAAAGTTGCTAATGTTATATTACCACAAACTGATTATACAATTAATTGGGCTGCAAACACTGTAACACTTAATACAGCAACAGTAGGAGCAGAGCTTAGTATTGTAGCAGTTGCACAAGGTACACAAAATATACTAGACTTTGGAAAGTTAACAGGCGACGGTTCAACAGTTCAATTTGAAACTACTGTTGATTGGGAATCTGGTGCAACTGTATATGCAAGTATTAACGGCATACAAAAAACAGTAGTAGCATTTAAGTCTGAAACAACTCCTAAGACAGCTATTAGGTTTGACGAAGTAGTTGCTTTAGATGCAGTAGTGAATTATACTGTATTTGCAGCTGATGCACAAATTAATTATAGTCAAATTACTAAAGATACGTTTACTGGTGACGCAGCAACAACAGCATTTACTTTAGCAAATGCTCCGTTATACGCCACACCAACCGAACATAATGTAATTGTTAAAGTAGATAATACTATTTTAAGTGCAGGATACAATATACAGTATATAATTCCTGAAAATAGCCAAAGGGAATTTCCATTAGAAATATTCCAAATGCCAGCAGGTAGTTTAGCTGTTGCAGATCTTAAGGTATTCTTAAACGGTCTTCCAATTACAACTCCGCTATTTTGGCGCTTTGAAGCTACAAACAGTGCTATTACACTAACAGACGAAGTAGGAGCACCAGGCGACTTACTAGAAATGTATGTGATTACAGATGGCGATTATAGATTAGATGGATCTACAATAACATTAGATACAGCACCAGATGCAGGAGCAGTAATTGAAGTAATTCAGTTTACTAACCACAACTTGCTAGGCCTTGAGCGTATGACTTATGATGTAGTCAACAGATCTACGCTACTTGAAACACAGGTTGATTATGTTACATACAATAGATTAACTGTTGGCGAAATTACTTTACGTAAACCTGCAATTGATGCACAATATGTATGGATAAGTGTAAACGGTGAGCTATTGACACCTAGTGTAGACTATTCTGTAACTGACGACAGGCTAAAAGTTCAATTAGTAAGAACACCAGCAGCTAATGATATTATAGAAGTTATTCACTTTACTTCTGCAGCAAGCACAGCTAAATTTGCATATAGACAGTTCAAAGATATGTTAAATAGGACACATTTTAAGCGTCTTGATACAGCAGCTACTAAACTAGCACAACCATTAAATTATTATGATTTAAGAATTGAATTAGATGATGGCACTGAATTAGCAGAACCAAACAAACAGCAAAACTTACCTGGCGTAATTTTTATTAATGGCGAGCGTATTGAGTATTTTGTAAAAGAAGTTAATACCTTACGCCAGTTACGTAGAGGCACATTAGGTACTGGGGTTAAGACAACTTACCCAGTTAGTACTAAAGTTTTTGATCAGAACATAAGTAAAACTGTTCCGTATAAAGATAAAACTCTAGCGTATAACGCTACAGCAGACGGTGTTACAAGTGTGTTCACAGTTGGGTATACAGTTGCATCAATCAACGAGATTGAAGTGTTTGTAGGCGGTACACGTATGCGTAAGACAGCATTAGATGTGTTTAACCCTGTAACAGCGTTAGATAGCCCAGAGGGTGATACTAGTGTTGTAGCAGACTTTACATTCGATGTAGATACTAATGCAATTACATTACTTGCTACACCAATAGAGAATGCAAAAGTATCAGTAATGAAAAAAGTAGGTCAAAGTTGGACTTCAAGTGGCACAACTTTGGGCAATACAGAAAATGGCATTGCAAGATTCTTACGTGCCGGAACATCTGAGCTACCTGAATAAATACAGTATAGGAAAAAATTAAATGAGCGATAACATGCAAGATACAAACGGAGTACTAGTTCAGGGACATATTAAGATATTTGACCCTGAATCACAAAAGGTATACATTGACAAGCGCAATGCAATTCATTATGAAAATATGAGTCTTGCACTTGCTGAAAGTTTGTCTAATGCAGGCGAAGGATTTATATACGATATGAGCTTTGGAAACGGCGGTACAAGCGTTGATCCAACAGGTATTATTACGTATCTAACACCTAATAGCACAGGAACAAACGCAAGTCTATACAATCAGACCTATACTAAGATTGTTGATGATAGAAGCGTAAACAATACTGATCCTGCAAGAAACAAGCTAGAAACTAGGCATGTTAGCGGAACAAACTATACTGATATTGTAGTAAGCTGTTTACTTGATTACGGCGAGCCTAACGGACAAGATGCATTTGATACTGCAAGCGCAACTGACAGTCCTTATGTGTTTGACGAATTAGGTCTACGTAGTTATAGTGCTGCTGGTACTGGACGACTAATTACACATGTTATTTTCCACCCAGTACAAAAGTCACTTAACAGATTAATCCAAATTGATTACACAGTGCGTGTACAAAGTTTGGCAGGGTAAGGAATAAACTATGCCATATACAATAAATTATACAGATACTGTTAATAAAGGTAGTATAACTGTTGCAGACAGTACACTTAACAATGAAACTACTTTAAGATTTCCTGGTCGTGGCACAACAGCATACGGTCAAGCAGTAAATGAAAACTTTTTACACTTATTAGAAAACTTTGCAAATACTACAGCACCGTTACGTCCAGTAGAAGGACAACTTTGGTATGACAGTACAGCAGGAGTAGATCAACTTAAAGTGTATGACGGAACTAACTGGGTAGCAAGCGGTGGACTTAAAAAAGCAAGTGCTGCTCCAGCAGTAGCAAACTCAAGCGCAGGCGACTTGTGGGTTAACACAGAAAGTCAGCAGCTATATTTGTTTACAGGTAGCGCCTGGGTACTAGTTGGACCGGATTTTAGTGATGGTCTACTAACAGGAGCACAAGCACAAGCAATTGTAGGTACAGATGATATAACATATAATGTACTTGCAATTAAAGTTGAAGATCAACCAGTAATTATTATTAGTAGTCAAAGCTTTATTCCAAAAGTATCTATTAAAGGATTTAGAACTGGTATTAATCCTGGTATGAACATTGCTGATGAAGCAATTGTAGGCGTACAAGCACTTAAATATTATGGAACTGCTGAAAAAGCAGAAGCATTAGTAGTTGGCGGCACATCAATTGCAGCAAGTAACTTTTTAAGAGGTAATGCTGCAAGTAGCACAGACTATCAATTAAGTGTTAAAAGCAATGACGGAATTAAAATTGGTACAGGCGGACAGCTAAGTTTAGGTATAGACGGCGAAACTGGAGTTATACAACATAACACAAGTGGATCAAGTATTGACGTTAGAATGCGTAACGGAAACTTAACGCCAACTGTTGTAAGTATTAATAGTGAAGGTAATGTTGGAATCAACAATAGTGCTCCTGAACAAGCAATTGATGTTAAAGGTAATATTAAAATATCTCCTAAAACAGGAGAAGCAGAAACAGGTGTGTTACAGCTTACTAGTACTATTAATTCAACATCAATTGGTACAGGTAGTATAATATCAACAGGCGGCTTAGGTATTGCACTTAATGCATACATTGGCGGAAACGTTGATATCGGCGGTGTACTACAAACTGGAAATGTTGCACCAGATGCTAACAGCACAAGAAATATTGGTACATCAATTAACAAATACGATCAAATACATGCTACAACATTCTTTGGAAATATACAAGGTAACGTAAGCGGTACAGTAAGCGGCAGAGCAGGTAGCTCAGACAGACTAGCAAGTGCTACAACGTTTGCACTAAGTGGCGATGTTGAACCAAATAGTTTTGAATTTGATGGACAAACAGGTGGCAGTACAAAAACCTTTGCTGTAAGTATTGCTAATAGTTTTATTAGTAACAAGACTGTTACTTACGATGCAGGTAATGCAGATGAATTACTATTAAATGTAACCACAGGAACAACTGGTGTTTACAAAATTACAAAACGTAACTTCTTAAAGACAATACCCCTTGTACCAGCAGGCGCAATGATGCCTTTTGGTGGAGTAGATTCTCCAACAGGTTGGCTACTATGTGATGGTAGTGAAATTGCTAAGTCTGATTACAACGAATTATGGTTAGCGATCTCGCATAACTTTAAAGATGCTAGTTTAGTTAGTGACAATGGCGTTGCTAAATTTACATTGCCAGACTTTAGAGGCAGATTTGCACTAGGTCTTGACAACATGGGCGGACCAAGCGCAAACAGAGTTGCAAATATTGCTGCTGATGCTATAGGCGGTAACGCAGGTGCAGAAACAACAGGTATTGGTACTTCTAACTTGCCAGAACACGAGCATGATTTTGAGGGAGCAAGTGGTACACAGTTTTATGGTGTTAGAGTTGGCGCTGGCGAACCAGTAGATGCAAACGCTATTTCACTTCCAATTGAATCTGGATTAGGTGGCACACAAGGTATTGCATCAAGCGGAGGCATTAAAACAGATGCAACCCTAGGAACACCATTAAATGTTATGAATCCTTTCTTAGCAGTTAACTATATTATATATACTGGAGTATAACATGAGCTATCAACTAAACAAAACAGACGGCACATTGCTACTAGATTTAATTGATGGACAAATTGACACAGCTAGTACAAATCTTACATTAGTTGGTAGGAATTATACGGGCTACGGTGAATCTTTTAACGAAAACTTTATTAAATTACTAGAAAATTTTAGTAATACTGCTGCACCTAGTAATCCACTAACTGGACAACTATGGTGGAACAGCACAGATCAAAGATTGCAAGTGTATGACGGATTAATTTGGAAATCAAGTGGTGGTCCAATTGTACAAAACACTCGACCACAGATGGTTGCTGGCGATCTATGGATTGATAACCTAAACAACCAAGTATATGCGTTCGACGGTACTGACTTAATGTTAATGGGTCCGCAATATACTAAAACACAACAAAAAAGTGGATTCGAAATTGGTAGTATACTTGACTCACAAAGTAGGTCACGTACAGTTGCAAATTTATATGTAGGCGGAACACTTACAGCGGTAATTAGTAGCATTGAATTTACCCCAATTTATGCACAACGAGTACTAGGATTAGTTACAGCAGCAAATCCAAATGGTATTATTAAAATTGGTATGAATATTGTTGATACTGCTAACTTTAAATACAGAGGTATTGCAGATTCTGCAAACGCACTTGTTACAGCAGGCGGCATAGTTAGAACTGCTGACAGTTTCCTTCCATCAACTGCAACAGGTATTACAACAGGTACACTAACAATTCAAAACTCAGGTGGTTTAACAATTGGACTATCACAAAATAACGTACAAAAAGTTGTTGGTCCACGTTTTTATATTGAAAACCAGCTTACAGATCACGATTTAAGCTTACGAGTTAAATCAAGCACATTTGGTGCTATTTCGGTAGACGCAATTTATGTAGATGCAAGTGCAGCTAAAGTTGGTATTTTTACAACTAACAGATTGCCAGCTTATACACTAGATGTTGAAGGCGATATACGCTGTACAGGTAATTTAATTGTTGAAGGCACTAGAGTTGCACTAGACGTACAAACACTAAGAGTCGAAGATAAGATTATTGAAATTGGTGTGATGAACGATAGTACTGAGCTTACAGATGCCCAGGCAGACGAATCAGGTATTAGTGTTAACAGTCTTAATGGTAGTAAAGATATAATTTGGAAAAATGCTACAAATGCATTTACTTCAAACGTAAACTTTGATTTGTTAGACACTGGTAAAACATATAAGATTGGAGGTGTAAACAAACTTACAGATACTAGCTTAGTAAATGTTACAAACGCACCAGACTTAGCTCAAATAGGCACACTTACTGTACTACAAGTTGATGAAATTAATGTTAATGGTAAGACCATTACTTCAACTAATGATATGGCATTTGTATCTACTGCTGGTATAGCAATTACAGGCGGTGGCGATATTAATGTTACTGATGCACAAAAAATTACAGGTGTAGGCAAAGCAGTTAGTGCTAAACAAGCAGTAATACTAGGAGCAGCAGAATCTACAGCAGGTACAGTTGCAACTAAAGCATACACAGATGAAGAAATTGCTACATCAGATCTTGCATTTAGTATGGATATTACTGGTATGGGAACAAGCACAGCATTACAAAATGCGCTTGCATCATATTTAGGTGATATGTATCCTGCTGCAACATTAAACAATCATAAAATTGCACGTATACACACAACATCATATGCTGGAGCAACAGTTGAAGGTGTGGATGTTGAAAGTGCTAAAAATGTAAGTTACATTGCTGTTGATAGTAATGGAACACAAAACGAATCAGTCGTACAAGACGTTGTGTTTGCTGCTGAAGGCGCAAGCGGTTCGGTTGTTCTTACACCGGGAAGAACTTTAATGGCATATAAATCGAATGGAACGGCATGGATTTATCAGTCAACTACGGCGTACTAAGAAAAACGATAAATAATATAATAGCACTAGGGGTTACATAATAATGGCATATGCAATAGATAGATACAATAACACACTGTTAACTACAGTGGAAGATGGTACAGTTGATCAAACAACTGACCTTAAATTCATCGGAAAAAACTACGCAGGTTACGGCGAAATACAAAATGAAAACTTTTTGTTCTTGCTGGAAAACTTTAGCGGAGCAAATCAACCAAGCAGACCAATTAGCGGTCAGGTCTGGTTTGATAGTGCAACAAGCAAATTAAAGTTTTATGATGGAACAAAATGGCGCACAACTGGTGGCGCTGAAATCGGCGCAACACAACCAACTGGTTTAGCTATTGGCGACTTTTGGTGGGATAGTGGCAATGATCAGCTATATGTATTCAACGGTACAAGTTTTGTACTTATAGGACCACAGAACGCAGGCGAAGGTGTAACCCAAATGCAAAGCCTCGAAGTTCTTGATACTACAAGTGCTACAAGAGGAATAATTGCTAGTGTTATTGAAGATGGAACAATTTTTGTTATAAGTCCAACACAGTTTGACTTAAAGTCAACTGAAACAGCATTAATTGGCCAAGGTTATGATAGAATTAATAAAGGTCTTACATTAAGAAATACTAAACTAGCAACAGCAGGTGTTACTAGTACAACTGATAGATTCCACGGCACAGCAACAAATGCTGATAAGCTAGGAGGAGTTGCAGCAGCAAACTATGTACAAACAGGTATAGGCAACACAGTCTTTACAAGTGCAGTTGAATTTCCAGATGCAGGTGCATTAATTGGTGATTCAAACGATCTACAATTAAAAATTGATTCAAACGGTTATGACGGCATAATTCAAAACGTTACGAACAGTGGCGCAATTAAACTAAAAGTTACTAGCGGTGCAGGCGTATTAACACACGTAGCTACAGTTACAGCAACTGGAATAGTTCCAGCAGCTGATAACACATTTACACTAGGTAGTGCAAGCGTAGGATTTTCAAATGTATATGCAACTGCATTTACAGGTGAAGCATCTAAAGCAACTACACTACGAGTAGGAAGTGACTTCCGAAGTGCTGATGCAAGTGCTACAAATAATACAATTGCTGTTAGAGATGCAACAGGCAACATTGCTGCAAACTTATTCCAAGGTACTGCAACACAAGCACGTTATGCTGACTTAGCAGAAAAATATACAACAGAAAAAGAATTACCAGCAGGCACAGCAGTTGCGGTATGCACCCATGAAGGTTACGAAGTAGAGCCAGCAGGCACAAGTAATCATTGTATTGGTGTTGTATCAACTGATCCAGCATATATGATGAACAGTGAAGCTGACGGACAATACATCGGCCTTAAAGGACGTCTTCCAGTAAGAGTTAAAGGACCTGTAAATAAAGGACAGGTGATTTATGCATGGGCAGATGGTGTATGCGGTACTGTTGCAACAACAGCAATGGTAGGAATTGCACTTGAAAGCAATGCCGAAGAAGATGAAAAGTTAGTCGAATGTGTATTGAAGGTATAATAAAAAATGGCAGATATAACAGCAGCACGAATTAACAATTTACAGTCTAGTATTTCACTTATACTAGGAACTGGGTCTGGCCAAGATGGTTACGGACAATCAGTAACTAGTGTACCTGTTAATAATACAGGCGATGTAGTTGAAGCAGCTGATATGAATGCAATTTATGCTGATATTCTTAAAGCAAGAGTACACCAAGTAGGCGCAGGCGACATTGGTATTGCCGAAGTTGTACAAAATCTTAATACAGTAGCAGAAACTACAAGTACATTTGTTAGTGATGCAGGTGTAACAACTGTCGATCCAGATGGATTTAAAAAGGGCGTACTAGACTTTGAAAGTTTAATGACGCAAGTACAAACTGATAAAGCAGTAATGCACCTCAGTCAGTCTGCATTAGAACCTGCAATAGCAAGTGCAAGATCTAGTAACTGGAACGGTTTAATTTATCATGAAGTAGCAGTTACATTTACATCTGCAAATACAAGAAGATTCTTTTTTAACACAGGCGGCGAACTTAGAATAAGCGCAAACAACACAGGTGCTAGTACTCCAAAAGGACTTGATTGGGCTGCATTATGTTCAGAAGTAGGAACTATTAAATTTAATGCAGAAACAACTACAGC